ATGTGATGTATAATAAATATATCAAATAAAGAAAGGGGCAAGCAAAAGAAAGGCTTGCTGATGGTGGTAGATATGATAGTAAAGGCATTTAGAGTATATGGGAAAGAGGCTCACAGATTTAGAGGAAGTTTCTTTGAAACGCGTAGTCTGTTATTAAGCGGTGTTCCAGCTGTTATAATGGATGTTATAAATTCAGATATAACAGGAACAAATGAATATTCAATTTTAAAATTTACGTGTGTGTTTGGCGAATTGCCAAATGAAGCATTTGAGCATATGGCAGAGGTGCAGGCTTACGATGGCATTTTTGAGTGCTGTGCAATCGGAGACATCGTAGAAGTGCCTTTATACGACATAAAAATCCGATGTGGGAGATACACAACGTCTTTGAACAATTTGACAATTGAGGAAGTTTCAACAATTCGCAAAACATACAATGAAAAAGGCTTATTCTTCTTCTCGGTTCATAGACATTAAAAAATTGTGCAACTTGCACAATGAACAGTACAAAACATTGTGCAAGTTGACTATTGTAAAAACAAAAATACTATGATACAATGGTATCAGAGTTAAGGAAAGAGAGGAAAAACAGCATGAAAGGAAGAGGGTTCACCACTTCAATTATATCGGAGTGGAATGAGTGGGTGTATTCCATTGTTCAAGAGTTGGCAACGGAATTGGGCGGTAAATATTTATTGTTGCATACTTTAGACCCCGAAACGATGGAGGAAAGAATTATAGCAAAACAAAAAGATTATGCCGTCGAGTATTCAATACCTATCACAAGGTACGTTGAAGATTTCAAGAAAAACAAGGACAAAGAAAAAGAAAAAATTATTTCTTTCTTTGTGCAAGCCGTCAAAGGTTTTTAACCGTGGTTCGAATCCACGTGGACGGCTTTACCGTCACTATATGACGGTTTGCCAGTAACAAAAACAAACAAAAAAAAAAGGAGGAAAAACAAATGGCAAGAAAACAAAGAATCACAAGAGGCGTGACAAGTACAGAGGTTGAAATAATGTTGTGCGATACTTCAAGCGGTGTTATTCGTTTTGATTACGATACCATCGTGGGAAAGACAACCGAAAAAAAAGCTAAAAAGAAAGCCAAAGAACGGTACGAGAAAGAAAATGAAGTTGTGGTTAAAGTAACACTTACAGAAAAACACCACAAATATTCTATGGATTTAGAAACGTTTGTTAAAAACGCCGAAATTGTAGGCGCAGAAACCGTAAAACCAGCAGAAACAGAAAACGAATAAAAATGGAGGTTATTTATTATGAAAATCGTAAATGGTAGTAGAGATTTTGACAAAGTGGATAAGTATTTGATGACAGCAGGCAAAGGCGCTGTGTCTATGAAAGACGTTGAAGATGGTACTTCTATCCCTGTAGCAGGTTATCTTGAATTTGTTGACGAAAAGGACGACGGAACAGAAAGCGAAATTCTTGCCATCATCACAGAAAGCAGAGGGCAAGTATACAGCACGCAAAGCAAGACTTTCAAGCGCTCATTAATGGAGATTCTTGAAGTTATGGGCGAAGAGCCTTTTGCTATTAAAAAAATTAGTGGTATCACAAAGGCAGGGAGACCGTACGTCGATTGCGAACTTGACACGGATTCCGTAAAGGCATAAAAGGCGAAGAAAAATAAAAATGTTTCACGTGAAACATTTACATAAGGGCGGACACACTCCGCCCTTATAATATTCTCAAAAAAGGGGGAAAAACCCATGACAAAAAAAGAAGCGTTGAGAATAGAATATTTTAGACAGAGAAAAAGAATACAAGGAATTAAAAGAAGATACAAAAAACAAGGTTTCGAGGTAGATTTTGAGCTTCCAAAAATTCCGAAAAACATAACACAGGGCAGTATAAATAAACTTGAAAAAATTAAGCCGAAACAAATACAAGAAAAATCTATATACGTAGACCCATTAACAGGCGAAGAACTTTCATATTTTCACGGTAAAAAAGTGATAAAAGAAAGGAAATCAGAGCAAACGCAAGCGTATGTAAAAACAGCACAATATGAATACGAAACTTTAAAAGCACGCGACAAATTAAAAGATGAATACATACAGGCAAAAAAAGAAGAATACTTACAGACATTTGATTTTAGTGACCACGTAATAGACGCGTTCCGCAACATGATAGCATTATTCCCAAAGATGGCAGAGCCCTATCTGTCCAAATGGTTGGACACGGCTATCGAACAGTTTAGAAAAGAAGTTGTAGCGGACGGTTTGGCGAAAGCAATAAATGACGGTAATATGCTCACTCGGAAAACAGCATATTCAGAGACAGAATTGGCAAACTACACCGAGCGACTTTTTAAATTTTTTAACGTTGGAAATATGGAGCGCGAAGAATTTGAGACAGCATTTGATGAATCGAAAACTTACATTGACTACAACTAAAACAAATGGGTGGGAGAATAAAGGAGGGAAAAATAATGAAAAGATTTCATTTTGAAAAAATATTTGCGGGGGATTTTGAAACAACTGTATACGACGGGCAGAAAGATACAGAAGTGTGGTCTTCCGCGCTTGTAGAATTAAACACCGAGAACGTCATTATACACACGAGTATCGAACAAACATTTTATTTTTTGCAAGCGCAAAAAGGGGATATTCTTCTTTGGTATCACAACCTTAAATTTGATGGTTCTTTTTGGCTTGATTTTTTATTGCGTGAATTGGAAATGGAGCAGGCAATTATAAATGATACTTGGATTGCCGATGAATATATGAAAAATAAAACCTTTAAGTATATGATATCAGACAGGGGTCAATGGTACAGTATAACTATTAAAGTTAACGACCACTATATAGTTATTCGTGATTCCGTCAAGTTGTTTCCGTTTTCGCTGGCAGAACTTGGAAAAGCCTTTAAAACGAAACATCAAAAATTGAATATGGAATATAAAGGAATACGCCATAAAAACGGCATTATAAAAGACGACGAAAAAGCTTATATTGAAAATGATGTTTTAGTCTTAAAAGAAGCGTTGGAATTTATGTTACAAAATGGACACGAAAAAAGCACAATAGGAAGTAACTGTTTGTCTGAATTTAAAAAAGGCTTTGACGCACAAGACTATAAATTATTTTTCCCACAGTTGGAAGAAATTCTCATACCCCTTGAATACGGTGAAGAAAACGCAGACAAATATATCCGTCATTCCTATCGTGGCGGTTGGTGCTATCTTGTTGAAGAAAAAGCAAATAAACTTTTTGAAAACGGACTAACCGCAGACGTTAACAGCCTATATCCGTCTATGATGTCATCAGAAAGCGGAAAATCATATCCTATTGGCAGCCCTTATTTCTGGCGTGGAAATTTTTTACATGAGAAAACAGAACAAGATAATACTTATTACTTTGTCAGATTCAAATGCAGATTCGAATTGAAAGAGGGTTATTTGCCATTTATTCAAATAAAAAATAACCCCTTATATGAGCCTACTAAAATGTTACGAACTTCTGATTTTTACGATAAAAAAACAGATACATATTATAGATATTTGAATATTGCTGGAAAAAAGACGGAGTGTGTTGTCGAATTGACGTTAACTAAAACTGACTTTATTCTATTTAAAGAACACTACAATATTTACGATTTAGAAATACTAGACGGTGTTTGGTTTTACGCTGGAATTGGAATATTTGACGATTATATTAACAAATACAAAAAGCAAAAAATGGAAAGCGTAGGCGCGTTGCGCACACTAGCAAAACTTTTCTTAAACAATTTATACGGAAAAGAAGCCACTAACGACGATTCTTCCTTCAAAGTTGCTTATTTAAATGAAAATGAAGAATTGAAGTTCAGAAATGTAGAAGAACATGAAAAGAAATGCGGATATATTGCTATCGGTTCGGCTATCACTTCTTACGCTCGTGAGTTTACTATTAGAACGGCACAAAAGAACTACCACGGATTGAATAAAAGAGGCTTTATTTACGCTGATACAGATAGCATACACTGTGATTTGAAGCCAAAAGAACTTATTGACGTACCAGTCCATGCTACAGACTTTTGTCATTGGGCGCTTGAAAGCACGTGGGATAAAGCCATTTTTGTACGGCAAAAAACCTACCTTGAACATATAACTGAGCAGGACTTGAAGCCGTGTGAACCCTATATAAATGTGACTTGTGCTGGGATGCCAAAAAAATGTAAGGATTTATTTATAAAGTCTATAGAGGGTTACGAACCAAAAAACGAAGATAAATACACGAAAGAAGAATTGCATTTTTTGAAAACAAAAAGAACAATAGAAGATTTTAAAGTGGGCCTTGAAGTCCCTGGAAAACTCGTACCAAAAAGAATAAAGGGAGGTGTAATCTTATGCGATACCACATATCAAATTCGTTAAAAATTTATTTTTGCAATTTCTTTAAAATTGTGAAAATAAAATGGATAAAGAAGCAATGTAGACGTGCTACTTGCCTGGCGTGTAAATACAAGCACGAGTGCTTGCAGAATTTAATCGAATAAAAATGTTTCACGTGAAACATTAAAAAAGAGGGGCAAACGCCCCTCTATTTATATCTTTACTTTCGGGAATTTAAGAGCGGTTAGCAAGACCGAATAGTAATATCAGCGGTACTTTTAAACCGTGCTAGTCTGATTTACTCAAATAAATAAAACCGAAAGAGATATAGCATTTTTAAAATGATAGTAAATTCATCGTGGCATTTTTACTTTCTAAATTGGAAAACCTAAAACAACCGTTTTCGAAAAAATACCTAAAATTTTGTAGCATAAATTCGTTGTTTCTCAGCATAACAAAATTTATTCTGTGGTCTCCCGTCGTAGCGCTGATTCGAAGTGGAAAGCTTTTATCTACACGTGTATCGACATATATTACACCGTCCTCCACATATTCACGAATAGCATATGATTTTTTTTCAAAAACAAACGTGCAAAGGTATTTTCCTTTTCCTTTCGGCTTATCAATGAAAGCCGTGTTATCGTTTAAGTATGTATTTTCGCTGGCATATTTAGCATATTCCGAACCAGCAAAAGCGCGGTTGAAAGCACTTTCATTTTGGGCGCGACTTGCCGAATCAATAAAGCCACTTTCTAATATATAACCATCTCCGCGCAGAAATTTTGTATCTGATTTTAAACGCGTAGAAATTCCTAATGCCGTATAATAAGGGTTTAGAAGTGTAACAGCATTTCCTAACAGAATTACAGGAACATAGCGGACTTGTTTTCCTTGACCTCTCGATATTGACGTGTGTATTGATTGGAATTTTTGAATTTCATTCGGAACGTATTTATTGGTTTCACTTTGGAATTCATCCAAAAGGCAAGTCACAATGTCACTAAAAAAGTGGCTGTATTTTTTAATATTTTCCGCACCATTTATAGAAACAGCATAACCGCAAGGTTTGTTATTTATAAATAATTCTTTAAAAGTTCCTTTACAACGACTTTTCTCCGTCATTGTGTAATTTGGGAAAAATAAGCCTTGGATATCCTTAAAAAATTTTTCTGAAACGTCAGATAATTCATAAGAATAACGGTACAGTAGACAAAATTTTTCGCCACTTTTTAAAAAGCGGTTCACTAAATAACGCGAAAACCACGTTGTTTTCCCACCAGTTCGGTTCGTTGTAACAATATAAAGTTCTGGCTTATTTCCATTTATATCCATTTTTGATAGAATTTTAGTGCCGTCATAATACATATTTATCACCTCTTCCATTAAGAGTGTAACATATTTTTGACTTTTTGTCAAATATTTTTTGAATTTTTGTAAATTTTACTTGACACAAAGTCAAAGATGTGATACCTTATAAGAAAAGGAGGTGTAGAAAAAATGGCTGTACTTGACAGAGACGAATACCTTAAAAGACTTGGTTCTATCATTGTAGGAGATACGGACGAAGATTTAAAGAATATCGAAGATTTCACGGATACTTTTGACGATTTACTCGGAAAAACAGACACCGAAAACTGGAAAAAGAAATACGAAGACAATGACGCCGAGTGGAGAAAAAAATATAAAGATAGATTTTTCGAAGCCATCGACGAAACAAAAGTAAAAGAAATTGACACGCCCGAAGAGAATACGGACGAGTTAGAATCAGAATCCGAAGAAGTCAAAGAATATGACGGCTTATTCGAAGAAAAGGAGGATTAAAAATGGCTACAAAACCGAAAGCGGTCAATTTAACCGCTACAACGCAGGATATTTTAAATACAGTGCGGAGCAATTCCAGCGCAGAATACCAGAATTTAGTGCCAAAAGCAGACGGCACTTTACAGAATTTACGGTCAATCGGCGCAATTATCATGGATATGCCAGCATTAAAGAATGAATTTTTAAGCGCGCTTTTTAACAGAATCGGAAAAGTTATTATTACGTCAAAAATGTATGACAATCCTTGGTCGTTCTTTAAAAAAGGCATGCTTGAATACGGCGAAACCATTGAAGAAATTTTTGTAAACATTGCAGAGCCACACGTTTTCGACCAGCAGAAGTCAGAAAGCGAAGTTTTTAAACGCGAAATACCAGACGTTAAAAGTGCTTTTCATGTTCTGAATTATCAGACTTTTTACAAGCAGACAACTAGTGATTATCAGTTAAAGCAGGCCTTTCTAACTTACGAGGGAATCACGGACTTGATTTACCGTATCATTGACGCAATGACAACATCGTCAAATTATGACGAGTTTTTAGTGATGAAATATTTGCTTGCACGTAGAATTCTGGACGGGGATTTGAAATCTGTGCAAATTCCGACGGTACAGACGTCTAATTTGAAAGAAATTGTTGGAGATATTAAAGGCGTTTCGAATGACATGGAGTTTTTAAATAAAGACTACAATTCCGCAGGCGTTTATACTCATAACGTGAAAGACGAACAGTATTTACTTGTCAACACAAAATTCGACGCAACGATTGATGTGGAAGTTTTGGCAAGCGCATTTAACATGGATAAGGCTTCATTCATGGGGCATAAAGTGCTGGTGGATTCTTTTGGGAAATTGGACAAGGCTCGCCTTGCAAAGATTTTTGAGAAAGATGAAACTTACACAGAAATCAGCGACGAGGATTTGAAGAAATTGGACGTTATCCCATGTGTTTTAGTGTCGCGTGAGTGGTTTATGATTTTTGACGTATTGCAGGAATTCAACGAACAGTACAACGGCGAGGGTCTTTATTGGAACCATTGGCTACATTCTTGGAAAGTGGTGTCATCTTCTCCATTTGCACAAAATGCACTTTTTGTCGCTGGAGAAATTAAAGTGGATTCCGTTACTGTGTCGCCGTCGACCGCAACACTCAACGGCGTAGGCTCTTCAATTCAGTTAACCGCCGATATTGTCACAGAAAACTTTGCACCGAAAGGTGTGTTATGGACATCCGACAACGATAAAGTCGAAGTAACAGAAAGCGGAAAAGTAACGGTAATTGCAGGTGCAGAAAGCGGAGAGGTGCACGTAACGGCGACAAGTGCATACGACGACACTAAAACAGGTACTTGCACTATTACTGTTACGGTTTAAAATGTTTCACGTGAAACATTGACAAAATAACGGAGGTGATAACATGAGTTTAATAGAACCTAATTCAAAGATTTTTCTTATTAAAAATCTACCTTTGAATAACGCATACAAACATACAATTTATTTTAGTGATAAATCAGCGCAGGCGGTTTACTTCAAAAGTAAAGTTTTTAAAGAATTTGAAGCGCAGTCCTACCAGCGAGTAAATTCGGGGACGTTAAGACTTGGGGTTAAGGCAGACGATATTTATAATGCTTCTTATTTAATGTTCCAAAATACAGATTTTGGAAATAAATGGTTTTACGCTTTTATCACTTCCGTTAACTATGTAAATAATGCGGTTTCAGAAATAACATATGAATTAGACGTGATACAGTCATACTACTTTGATTTTACGTTAAAAAAATGTCTAGTTGAAAGAGAGCATACGGCAAGCGATGAAATGTTTGAACATTTAGTGCCCGAGCCATTCAACCCGAGTGAATACAGAATGAACCAAATTCAGATTACAGGAAGCGGAGAGGATTTATTTGGTATAGGGGGCTATATTCTTGCTACGATGTGTAACACAGTAAACCCAGCAGAGGGAGAAAAGCGTGCTAGCGGTGGCAAATTCAACGGAATTTTTTATCCATGTGACATGCTTTTCTTTCCAGTAGGAGAAGAAAACGCGCTTTCGCTTATGATTAAAGGTATCAACGACAGTTTACCAGATTCAATTTTATACCTAACGACTGTACCAAAAATTGTAAGTAATAATTTGACAACGCAGGAGAACAATAGAAGAATAAATACAACAGAATACAGCACTTTCGCAAATATCAATATACAGCCGTCTCACACTAATATAGACGGTTACACACCAAAGAATAAAAAGTGTTTTAATTATCCCTACCATTATTTGGTGGCGAGCAATTCGGCAGGTGGTGGCTCTGAATATCGGTTTGAAGATTTTCAAAACAGCACAAACATAGATTTTTCATGCTACTCGGACATATCAGAAAACACAACGATACAAATAAGCCCTAATAACTATAAATCTGTGGTGCGTGGCTTGGACTATGGGTTTGTTGGACAGACATATCCAACACAGCCATATAGCACGAATCAAGATGCGTATTTTAAACAGCAAGAAATGAATTTGAGAAATCAAAATACAATCAATGTAGTAAATGGTGCTATTGGTACTAGTATTTCAATCATTGGCGGGGGTGCGTCTGTGTTAGGTGGCACAGAAAAAGCCGAAAAAGAGGACGCTAATCTTTCATACGGTGGCTTGGCTAGTTCTATTGGTTCTACCGCTAATTTTGTAGGTGCTGTAAAAAGCATGGAAGAAGCCGAGGACAATATGAAAAAAATGCACTCCCTTGTCGCGCCACGTGTGAGTGGTGTAGGTGGTGCGAGTAGTATTGCGGTTTTGAATCAGCAAATTGCACCAAAATTCTACACAAAAAATTGTCAGCACGACGAAATAAAAGCAATAGACGACTTTTTTACAATTTACGGATACAAAGTAAATGAATTAAAGACCCCGAGCGGTCACGGTGTTAACGGTTCGACCTTTAACCGACCATCTTACAATTACGTTAAAACACAAAATTGTGTTGCGGTTGGGGAAATGCCTGCAATTGTTAACGCTAAAATTTGCTCGATTTTTAACAATGGGCTAACCTTTTGGAAAGACGGAAACGCCGTCGGAAATTATGGAGAAAATGGAGTGTGATTTTATGTACTACAAAAAGGCAAAGCAGATTTCTTTTTCAAAAAATAAAAGAAATAAAAAAGACGTGAAATATATTGTCATTCATTTTACAGGAAATAGAAAAGACACGGCAAAAAACAACGTTGACTTTTTCGCTAAAAATAACACACGCGAAGCAGGCGCACATTTTTTTGTATCGGCAAATGGAGATTGCGCGAAATCAATTCCAATGAACCGAAGCGCGTGGGCGGTTGGTGGCGTTTTTGATGAGCACGCGAAGTACCTTAATAAATGCACCAATTACAACTCGGTTTCAATTGAGCTGTGTGACGCGGTGGGCGGTTGGACGGTTGGACACGTCACAGGGACGAAAAAAGTTATTAAGTATATCCGCAAGTACTGTCCTAACGCAAAAATAATCATATGCCATCACGACGTTAACGGAAAGAACTGCCCGAACTGGTGGAAGAGATTTCACAATTTTAAAAAATTATTGGAGGTAAAGTAAAATGATGAACGATGTTTTGACAGCAATTTCAACCGTTGGTTTTCCAGCGGTTATGTGTGGAGCGTTGTGTTACTATATCTATAAGGTGCAAACGCCACTAATCGAAGCAATCAACAAGAACTCCGAAGCCATAACAAAAATGGCGAGTGCATTGGAGGTGGAAAAGCATGGGGAGACGGAAAACGCCAAATCAAAGGAATAGAAATTTTTTAGAATCAGCGAAATTAAATAACATAACTTTTCAATACTATTTAGACCTACTACAACAGTTAGCAATTTCACGATTCGAATGGAAAAATTTACCTAAAACAGTAGACGAACGATATCTCGAATTGACACTATTTTTTGACGGATTTGCCGTGTTTTTTAACGACGAAGTCCTGGGGAATCTTGCTTTAAAAGCAATGATAAATGGAAGATACAACTTGTATGACATTCCTATTAGGCGTATAGCCTATGCAAATAACGGCTATCGAAGAAAACTAGACAGCAAAAATTCCGTTGTGTTATTTAATAACATGATACACACACCAGCATACGACACCGTGCTTTTATTTGCGCGTCGGCTAGCGAATCTCGACCGAACAATTGATATCAATTGCAACACACAAAAAACGCCAGTGCTTATTGAGTGCGACGAAAATGAGCGTTTAACTATGCAAAATGCTTATCAGCAATTTGACGGAAATGCACCAGTTATATACGGAAAAAAAGGCATAAAAGATGGGTTGACCGTGCTAAAAACGGACGCACCTTACACAGCGGATAAACTGTACGAGTTGAAGTCGAAAATCTTTAATGAAGCATTGACCTACTTAGGTATTGTCAATGTAAACGAAAACAAACGCGAAAGAATGATAACGGATGAAGTTGTGCGGTCTATGGGTGGTGCAATGATGATGAGAGAAAGCGTATTGACGGCAAGAAAGCAGGCTTGCGAGCAAATAAATGATATGTTTGGTTTGAATGTGTCAGTTGAATTTAAGGACGGAGGTGTACAAAATGTCAACTTATACGGTGGAGGTACGCAGGATATGTCAGTCAATCGCGGAACAGAACAAAATTCAAGTGTTTGATGATGTGGAGCGACTTATTAGGGTTGCGTACCCTAAAATATTTGAGGATTATATTCCCTTTTTTGACGAAAGTTATAAAAATGTTTTATTTCCGAAAATCTTACGCCATTATTACACACGTGAAATAGGGTTGGAAACCGTTGGTCTCTGGAAATTAAAGTTAAATACTAAAATGGCGGAAATAATGCCATATTACAATCAATTATACCAATCTGAATTACTAAAGTTTGACCCGCTAAAAAATACACAATATTCGGTCAAAAGCAAGCGAACTTTTGACGGCAAAAACGTTCTTGACGGTTTACAAAAAACTGACACAAGTAGCAATACAGATTTTTCTGGACATAGAAAAACGGACAACACAGACACAGAAACAAATAAATTAAATCGAAACACAACCGCTACAACAGATTACAAACAAGTCGAAAAAGAAAAATTCGGAAAAAATACGGAACATGTTTATGATTCGCAAAATCGACACGAATTTGGAGAAGAAAATACACAAAAATATGGAAAGACAGAAACGCAGGCACACAATACAACCGATGAAAAAACAATAAACACGTCTACCAGTTACGAGGGTAAAGAAAATACGAAAAATGTAGTTCCGAAAGAATTTGAAAGCCTAACAAAATACAGCGATACACCACAGGGAACGATTGAAAATATAAAGGCTGGAAAATATTTGACAAATGTTACTGCGACAGTTACACCCGAAAGCGAATCCGATTCTATTAAAACTTTCGAAAATCGTGCAGACAAAAACACAGGAAGTACAGCACTTACAAAAACAGGAAATGATACAACCACGCTTGGCGGTTCTGATGTGCTTATAAAAAGTGGAACAAATACAGAGACAAAAACTGGAGAAGATACAGACCGAGAAAGTGGAGAAAATGACAAAAACTTGACTTCAAACAACACAGAAAACACTTTTGAAACCAGCAACGACAATAGAAAGAATGTTTTAGACGGTAACGAAAATATAAAAAATGTTACGATTTTAACAAGCGACATTTTAGGAAAGACAGACAACACAACGAAGATAGATAATATTGACGATTATATAGAAAGTGTTTTTGGGAAACAAGGTACAGAAACCTATAGCGAAATGCTTATGAAATTCCGAAGTACATTCCTAAATATTGACATGCTGGTTATTGAAAACTTAGAAACCCTATTTATGGGGTTATGGTAGAATGGAGGTATAGTATGTATGGTTACGGTTGCGGTGGTTGGCTTCCGCCTATAGCACCGCTTACAATCCCTGGGATATATTCCGACACTTTATCGTATGAGGATAATCTCGCTCAAATAATGAAGAAAATAAACGAATTAGTTGAGCAAGTTAACAATCTTTCTAACGGTGTAAACAATTACACCGATGAACAAATAAAAAAATTAAGGTTGGACATTGAAAAAGAAATTTCCGCACTTGAAAAAACATTACTAGCTTTTGTTTCAGATTTTGAAAAAGAAACAGACAAAAAAGTACAGGATTTGTATGCTTACATTGACAGCGAAATTTTAAAAACAAATAACAAAATTAAGGAATTAAAAAATTATATTGATACACAGATTTTTAACGCAGAAAAACGACAAATAAAATATACAGATAATAAAGTAGGTGTTGAAAGCATAAAAAGAGAAGCACAGGACGAATTTTTGAACAACAAAATTGAAAACGTTGTGAAAGATTTTCCAAAAGTTTACAATGCTGTGTTAGGGGTCAAAAGTAACGTGCAAGACACTTTCAACTCTTTTTATGAATATCTCCGCGAGCTGGGTGTGCTTTCTATTTCATATGACAAAATGGAAATGACAGCGGAACAGTATGACAAAATGGAGTTAGAAGCACACGTTTTTGACGTGTACAGCGGTTTCATTTTTTCCGAAAGTTTAAGCAAAATCTTTTCGCCGTTTACTGGAAAAAAAGAAAACATGCCAAAAGTACTATATGAACTTATAGAGCGAGCACGCTGGAATGCTGACACGTCAAAATATTTTGACGAAAAAACAAGCACGGTACAGAATATGGATGCGTCAAATTACACCGCTAAAGAATACGAGTTTTTTAATATAAATTCAACAAAACAAGATGGTGACTTTAATTTAAAAAATCGTAGGTATATCAGCACTTCTACAGTTTGGAAAAAAGAAAATGAGAACACTACGCAGGGTGCAACAAATTCCGCATGGGAAACTTTAAACAATATTGGAAATTCCGATATCATTTCTTTCAGTTTGATAATTGGAAGAAAAGGAAAGAAAGAACAGATAAATATTGTTAACGACTTAACAACAGGAGAAGTAGAAGAATTTGACGTAACAGACTTTACATGCAACAACGAAAAGCAAGTTGCCTATTCAAGGCGTGTTAAAATTGGACTTGCTGACAATGTCACAGATAATACTTTTAATTTTGGAGATTGTACAGCAAACTCACTATCTTACACAGATTTGAGCCATGAAAGTTATGTTGCAAATGACAATTTAGTAATATATGAATTACGTGTAAATTATTACGCAAATTCTATAAATAATTTATAAAATGGAGGTAAAAAATTATGGATTTTAACGCGACAAATAGCACTCCTAACTATGGATTGCCTATTTTTATTGACACCGACAAGCCATCATGGCTTGTAGATTGGAACGGTGCAATGACGGAACTTGACACCGTTATCAAAGAAATTTCAACCAGCGAAGAATCAAACGAAAATTTGATTTCAACAGCAAACGCAAATATTGCAAAAATCAATAATACAATTGAAGAAATACAGGCATACAATACCACATTAACTAACCGCGTCGTTACTTTGGAGGGTAAAACAAATAAACTTGCAAGTGAATATAACACAGTTATCAATGACTTACAGGCGCAAAACAGATTGGTATTACAATTGCAGGAGGCTATAAACACTATAAACACCGAACTGGATAACCTTACAAATAATGTTATCCCACCTATTGTTGGTGGACTGGATTCTTTAACAAAAATTGTAAATGCCAATAAAAATGCGCAGGATATTATTAACCAGCAGACATCGCAAAAGTTGACAGAACTTAATTCAAGCGTGGAAAATATAACAAACAATACTATACCACCTATTGAGGGCGGTTTGAGTTCTTTGACACATATGGTAAACAAAAATACAGACGACATCCAGCAAAATTCAAGGGCGATTGAATTGACAACGTCAAGGCTTTCAAACTTGGAGCGGGATGTACAGCCGTTAAAAGCACACGCTAACGTGGTGCATTGTTTGAATGAAAGTGGTATTCTTCCTGCAACGGTTAAAGATTTGACCGAAGATTACACACTTAAAAATATTTCAGTAGTTGTATATGCCGATTATTCCACTAGCAACATGCCAAAAATGGCATTAGCACCTGTTTTCATTTCCCACGAAACTAGTGCAGAAAGTTCAGGTACTTTCGGAGTTGAAACAAAAACAATTTTGACGCCTAATAACACAGCAGAATCTTATACGGTGGCTGTTAGTTATAGCGGTGTTGGATATTCAAAAACGTTGAACGTATCAATTTCTGGAAATAATAAAGTTGCATTGCGTGCTTATACAGCGACGGCACAATCGACTAAATAAGGGGGCTTAAATATGAGTGAAAAAAATATGAAAAGTGTTGTGGGCGTGCAGATTGGAAAGGTTAACGCCAGCAACGGCACAGATAATTATGGACTGCCTATTTTTATTGCAACGGACAAACCAGCGTGGCTTTTAGATTGGAATGGTGCAATGGTGGCTATTGATTCGCTTTTGAAGCAAATTGACAGCAAAGCGAGCGTTTCAGAAACAGAACTTGACGCACTTAAGGTACAGATTGAAAGTGCTAATAACGCGATAAGTGGTTTGCAGGAAAGCACGTCGTCACTTACTACTAACGTTGCAGGATTGACAACAGACGTAACGCAGGCTATGAAAGACGTTGACACAATGCAAGAAACTGTGGTACAGTTAGCAGAATCTGTAAAAACACTTGAAACAAAAGTGAATGAAAACAAAACAAAACTCACTAAAATGACCGAAGATATCCTTGTAAACGATGGTGCAAGAATGCACATTCCATTGACAGAAACAGGCAGTAGATGGATTTCAATCGATGGACTTGATAGTACAGGGGGTGGTTTCATTTTAGTTAACATGAAAGGCGATGCCGATGAATCCATAGGCGCAATGCTTATTACAACGGACTTTTCGCCAATTTTAAACAACGAACAACACGTCATCAACATTCCTTTCGCTGGTGGAACGTATAATATTAGATTTACTAAAACGCGTTCAAGCGAGGGCGGTTATGGTGTGACCGTTGCTACAAAAAAGGCTAGCGGAACAGTTTATCACGACACTAACGCGGTTATTATTACAAATGCGATAGCAAGTTTAGTGTAATTTAAAGAGGGGCGCGCGCCCCTCTTTCTTTTATGTATTATAATTATTTTCACTTCCTTTCGCCCATCCAACAATTATAATATTTTTCACCGATGTATAACACGGTACTTGCACCGCGCTGTTTTACTTCAAATTTTATTCCCTTTGCAAATACAACTTCATATACTCTATTATCACTCAATTCAAGCCACACTCTTTTTCCACTTAAAAGCATTTCTCTTATAACTTTAATTTTATCCATTGTCATTTCACACATAATTTACACCATTCACAGCCTTTTATTTGCTGTGCCTTTCTTTATTTGATATATTTATTATACATCACATTTTTAAATTTTTCAAGTCGTAATATTGCACAAAAATATAGTACGTGAGTTGTGCAATTTGACGGTGCGCGTGATGTACCTGGCGATGGGGGAACTCTCGTGCACTGGAGTTTCGCCGAAAGACCTGGGG